TTGAATGTCCATGTGCATTTGATTGCTCACAGCCGTAAGGGTGAGGATGAGTTTAGCCCACCTAACAAGATGGATGTGGCTGGCTCTGCTGACATAACCAACCAGGTAGACAATGTTATGACTGTGTGGCGTAACAAGCGTAAAGAGAAGTCAGTGCGTAGTGGTAAGGCCAAAGAGGAAGAGCTTAACGCACCTGATTGCTTGCTGATATGCGATAAACAGCGTCACGGTGAATGGGAAGGCGAGATTGCATTGTGGTTTGATGCACCGTCTATGCGATATAAGGCCAGCCAGCATGAGAAGGTTTGGCAACTTAACTTTAAGGACAAGGTATGAATAAAGACGAAGCATTAAAGATGGCGATTGAAATAATGGAAAACATTGAAATACCTTATGACAAATTTGCTATTGAAGCAATCCAAGCCTGTAAAGATGCATTAGAACAGCCAAATATGACCTACGAAGACGGCTTTGCTCACGGATACGAAGCGCATAGGGCAGAGCAAGCATTAAAGGAAAAAACACATGAGATTTGACGAAACAGAATTCTATAAGCATTTTGGCGATGCAGAGTGGAAAGTAACCACTAACGAGGGCAAGGTTTACAAATCTGCAAACTGGTTGCCAATTTACGAAGACAAGAATTATAAAGAAGGGTCAATATATGTTACAGAAAACACAGCCGAAAGTCTGTCAATTATGCGGTCAAAGTCAAAGACGGTCATTGCCCCAAAATTCAAGGCTGCATAAGTTGTTTCAATTAATGGCTGAAGGACTTAAAGGTAAAGATGGGTTATACCATCCGCACCAGTGGTGGAAATGTTTAGCAAAAGATAGATGGTTAGGGTATAATGAATTTGTTGCACCAGACGGAAGAATTATTTACGCATTAAAATCTACCGCAGAATTAAGCGTTGAGGAATTAAATGCTTTTATGAACGAGGTAGAGCGTTATTGTGCTTTGCGTGGTGTTTTTTTACAGGAATAAACATGACACAAGATAAATTAAAAGAATTATTAGATTACGACCCTAAAACAGGATTGTTTACTTGGAAAGTTTACAAAAAATGCGTAACTAAAGGTAATGTGGCAGGTTCAGTTAAAAATACTGGCTACTTATCAATAGGAATTGATTATAAAACTTATACAGCTCATCGTTTAGCATGGCTATATGCTTACGGTTCAACGCCTAAAAATATAGACCATATTAATGGAAATAAATTAGATAATAGGTTGGAAAATTTAAGAGAATGTAGCGTTTCAGAAAATGCTAAAAACATGAAAATAACAAAAAGAAATACATCTGGTGTTAAAGGTGTAAATTTTGATAAATATCATAAAAAATGGCGAGCTGAATTGTTTTCAAATGGAAAAAGAGTTTTTATTAATTATTTTTTAAATTTAAATGAAGCAAAATTAGCAATTGATAATGCAAGAAATGAATATCATCAAAACTTTGCTAGAAGTTTTTAATTTACAGGACTAATTATGGCAAACCCAAACAATTTAGAAAAAGCTCACAAAATAAAAGAAGAAAGCAAAGCTTTAAACCTGGCGGTAGTGTATTTACATTTAAAAGATGAGCCATCTATTGCAGTAAATCTTGCTATAAAAATGAATTTAACGCCAGCTATTATTACGGAATACTGTAAACATCTTGAAGCTCAAGGCTATCTGTGGTCTGAATTTATATCAGAAGGCAGAGCTAGGTCAAAGCTGTATCACACAACAGAAAAAGACAACTTCCCATGGCCTAAGCAATGTAAAGATTTAACAAACTTAAAAAGAGCATACTTTGACGCTAATTATCCTGGAATACACCAAGCATTACGGGACGCTATTTACGAAGGCCGTATAAGCCCTGATATAATTAGGTCACACAAAGAATTAGAAACAGACCATTGGGTTATACCTAAGAAAGACGGTGCAAAATACAGGGGAAACTTTCAATCTAGTTTAAGCGGTGAGTATAGTGCGTAATCCACTAGCTGTTCATATTGACTTTACAGAGCTTGAAGGTTTAATGGGCAAACGCTTGCCATCCAATATAGACATGATGCTTGAACGCCATGGTCATTTTTTAGTTGGTGAATGGAAGCGTGAGAATGAACAAATAAGCATGGGTCAGCAGATATTGTTAAAACAACTAGCTAAAGTAAAGAACTTTACTGTTTTGCTTATTGTTGGTAACACTGACAACGGAATGTATGTAAGTAAAATATGGCAGCTAAGATATGATGAAAGCTGGAGTTTAATTGGCACTTCCGTCAAAGACTTAAAAGAATACTTAATACAATGGGATAAAAATGCCTAACTATCGGAATAAAACTTTACTTGAGCTATGTCGTGACATACCATGTCAATCATGCGGTGCAATGGATGGGACAGTATGTGCTGCTCACTCTAACCAGTTGCGTGATGGTAAAGGCACAGGAATTAAAGCCAGTGATGCTATGGTTGCTGCAATGTGCAGTAGATGTCATTTTGAGCTGGACAACGGGATGGCTTTAAACAAGCAAGACCGTAAGGAAATGTGGGAACTAGCTTACAGAATGACAATGAAGTATTTTATTGAAAACGATATGTTAATAGTGAGGAGATAGCCATGTCATGCAATAATTGTAATCAAGGCCGTAATTGCAACTGCGATAGAAGCGGTGATAGAGCGGTAGTAGTCATAAGTGCATTAATCCTAATAGCTTTGCTTGCTATGGGTTACGGTGTGTTTAAGCTAGTAAAAGGCACTAAGGGCCAAGACTGCGCTGTAGAGGTTCAGTTTGCAGGTGGTGTTAAGGCCACATACATTGGAACTTCAATTTAGTAGCGACTATCTTGCAAAGCTGTTCAATAAAGTCGTTTGTTCATGTGCCGTGAACAGTTTAATAATGTGAACAAAACTAAACTATTAGTTTAGATATAGGAAAAATGTAACCCATAATGATTAAACTAACACTTCCGTGGCCCCCCAGTACGAATCACTCCCATCACTACGGAGGCAAGCGTAAATTCTTAAGCAAACCTACGCAGAAGTTTAGGGAGGATGTGCAAAACATCGTAATAGATGCTAAAGCTAAGATAGAGGGAAGGCTGGCAGTGTTCTATGCGTTCTATCCACCAGACCGTAGGCGTCGCGACATATCTAATTATGAAAAACAGGCCACAGATGCACTACAGGCTGCTGGTGTGTTCTTAGACGATGAGCAGATAGACTTTATATGGCTAGTGCGTAGGCACATAATCAAAGGCGGTATGTGCAAGGCTGTCATCGTACCTTACACAGAGGTACACCAAATGCTAGAAAAATACGAGGATTATATATGATTGATTTAAGGCTAGGGGATTGCTTAGAAGTAATGAAAACAATTCCTAGTGCTAGTGTAGACGCAATCATTACAGACCCACCATACGGAACTACTGCTTGCAAGTGGGATAGCGTTATACCTTTTGAGCCTATGTGGGAACAATTAAAGCGCATAATTAAACCAAATGGAGCAATTATATTTACTGCTAGTCAACCATTTACAAGTTTACTGGTAATGAGCAACATTGAAATGTTTAAAACATCTTGGATATATCAAAAAAGATGTGCAAGCAATTTTGCTCAAGGCAAATATATGCCAATGAAAGAACATGAGGATGTTTTAGTATTTGGAAAACAAAAAACAGTTTATTACCCTATCATGCAAGAAAGAAAAGGAAGTGGATTGGCTAGGTCTAAATATGCTTATTCTGACGCATCAAGGCATAAATCTGGTGAATTTGTTGGAGGCATTAAAGGTAATTATGATAAAGAAAATGATGCTGGAAATAATGAATTAAGACTTCCATCGTCAATACAAGAGTTTAATAACAGGGCAAGTGGGGATAGAGGATTTCATCCAACTCAAAAACCAGTTTTACTTCTTGAGTATTTGATTAAAACATATACGCTAGAAAATGAAACAGTTTTAGATTTTACAATGGGAAGCGGAACAACTGGTGTTGCTTGTAAAAACCTTAATCGTAACTTTATAGGCATAGAGCTAGATGAAGGTTACTACAACATAGCAAAGGAACGCATCAATGGAATTGGGTAGAGTTATTTATTATTTAGATATGTGGCGAGAGTACATGAAGTCAGACAACAACAAGCTAGGCTATAAGTCTAGGTCTTCAGGCTTTCATACAGGTGGCGTACACTCGTTTGATGACATAGCTGATGAGGTTGATAGTCATAGTGTGAGGGTAGTGGACAAGGTGATAGATGACCTGCCAGCGTTTCAGCGCAATGCTATCTATGTAATCTACCTAGGCCAAAAGACTATGATGGACATGAAGGTATTAGACCGTTATTACGACAATGCAATGGCTATGTTGCAGCAAAAACTAACTGAAAAGAATCTATACTAAATACTACTTGACAAACAAGCCAATTTGTGGTAATATACGACCTGCTGGTATAGTTGCGTCTATATGATTCATATACCAAGCATTTAACCTAATCTCCATTGGGTTCGGACTCTCCTAAAGACAGAGTCCATTTTTTTGGGTGAAAGCTATGCAAGTAACCCATCTATTCTATTATGAGGCGTAAGACCACTCTTATGAACATACATGGCCGAAGAGCGAAAACAAGCTGGCAGACCGATAGGTAGGCGGCATCAAGAAGATGTGCGTGGCAAGATACAAGCTACCCAAATAATCAATAGATTATATAGCGCATTTCAAGGTGAGGTAGAGCTAACTGCTATACAAGTTAATATAGCAAAGACTTTATTAGACAAAGTCTTACCTGACTTAAAAGCTATTGAACAGACAACACAGCTAACCGCAGACATTGAAGTCTACGCATGGCAAGAATAATACCTTATAAGCCCAGGGAAGCGTTCCAACCACTCCACACTAGCAACAAGC